CTCCGAGCTTCTTTCCAGTATGTATCCCTGACACAACCGACCTGAAAGGCCCGCGCTTGAGAATATCATGTACCCCGATCCCCGGCCCATCCAACTCAATCGCTATCAGCTCAACAGGGGCGGTCACCAGAAGATCCCTACACGTATCCTCGACCAGCCCCGCCAATTGAACTACATCGAACTTTCTCTTGGCAATAACTGGTAAGCTTATCCGTCCCCTTCTTCTCCATATAACACTCTCATCATCCCCCATGTGAGCTGCATCCACCCCGACTCTCCAAGGAGTGCTTGAGGGGACGTGGATCTTGCTCGGAATAGTGTTCTCTGCTTCAAAGATTAAAGAGGTGGGAATATACGTGTTGCTGATAGATGCTCCGTAATCTCGAAGCACTTCAGACGCAAACACCGATGCGTCAAGTTCCGTCTGCTTTTTCAAGAACCACGGCTCGGAAGACGGAGGGGTATCTGGATTTCTTCTTTTTCTCGGATCTTCCGTCCAGTCAAAGACAAAAACTTGTTCCGGAGGTAGGCTCTTTCTATTGGTATAAAAAGCATTTCCCGGACCATTCACCGTTGACATATCTATCCGGCAGTCTGTATTCGCACTTAACGAAGCTTCTGCGAGCATCGGCCTAGCTAGGAACCCAGCTTCATCAACGATGTATAGCGAACAACGTCCGCCTCGCCCGATCTCATCCCCGGCCTCTCCTTTGATAACCGATCCGTTTTCTGGATTAGTTATCAAAAGATGCTGGCTATGCCTCTTAAAACTTGTTGGTGTTGCGAACTCTTCTGGTTTGAACTGAGTCGGAAGAAGTTCTATGAACTTTCTGATCTTCCAGAAGATCGTGTCTGGATCCTCTGCCCGATCAACAAGGTCTTCCTTTCTCGATCCGAATCCGCCGACAAACTGTGGATAGAAAAGAAAAAGGGATGACACAGTTGCCGCAGCTAACCATGTCATCCCCACATCACGAGACTTTTCAGCCAGCCCCCTCTGCCCTTTCTTCCACCTTTCCAGAATCCAAGCAACAAACTCTTTTTGTCTTGGGAAAAGAATAAAAGGACACGTCGGCTCTTGTCCTTTAGTCACCAACCTCGGGTCGAACGTGCATCCCCAGTCGTTAATAAATTCTACGATATGGTTCTTGTAATACTCTTTCAGAGCCGGAACCAAAGAAGGATTATTCTGCATCTGAATAATCCTCTTCGATCTTTCAAGAAAGATCGGGCTATAGTCCGGATTCGCCCAATCAAAGTTCATGGGCTTGGAAGCTGAGCATCTGAATCAAAAATCCTTTCCCCCCTAATCAGCTTCTCATAAGCTCTTTCCGGAGATATCGTTTCCCCGAGCACTTCATGAGTCACATTCGACTGGAACTGCCCTGTCACCGCAATTTGTTTGGTATCTTTCCAGTATGGGGACAAGTCGATCTGGTCCCTCGGGTCTTCCGGGAACCCGTCGGGGATATTCTTCAGCGTGAACTTAGCTCCATCCGTCGCTCCTTTTACGAAAAGATCCCCTTCACAAAAATGCTGGATCAACAAGAAAGCCCGTCCGATCAAACTCCGAAGAGCCGGATTCCTAATCCCGAGCCTCTCAAGCCCGGAAATCGAACTTAACCCAAGGGCCAATGCCAAACCAGACATTGTTGGTCGCTCATCTGCATGTTCACATCTGGCGAAATACAACTCCGCCAGCGAAGCGTATTCCTCATCTGAATACACTTTTTCCACGATGAGGTTTGACGGGCACCGCACTGCTCTATCCTTCTGAGCCCTCGCCCGCAACGCAACTGCTTCTGTTCTATTCGCAATCGCATTGTTCTTTGAGGTCTCGATAAGCTTGGATAGATCGAGCCCGAAGTCCGTAACAAGCTGTTGCTCAAACGTTGAGTGTTTTGATAAATCCCTCGGAAATTCCGCTTGCTCATATTCTTTTACTTCTTCCTCTTCGGAGTCAAGCTCCGTTCCAAGTCCCAATATGGACTCAAGCCAGGAGTCCCCTTCGGCCTGGGCGGAAAAGACTGATTCTCCGTAGCATTGAAAATTCTTGCTGCTTTCGTCTTGCATTCTCTTTCATCCTTCCCAGAAGAGATACACTCGTCTCGGATCGCTTCGTATTTCTTTGGCATATCAGTAAAGATACGAAGGGAAAAAATAGACTGATCTTTTCTGTTCTATCGCTTCTTCTATCGAGGTAGTTATTTTGAATTGTATCCCAGGAATCAGAAACTTGCAAGCTTGAATCAAAGAAATCGGTTTTTTCGGAAGAATCCCTTCTAATAGTCTCAAATACATTTCCAGTTGTTCCCACGCCCCTTCTGTGTATGTCCTTTTCACTTCAATAATAAAACATGAGTCAGGAGAGATCCCGATCAGATCCGGGTATCTTCCCCCTATTTCCGGATTTCTCCAAAACACCACCGGCCCGCCCATCACTTCCTTCAAGTGCTTCTCTAAGATCCTCTCAAACCTCATCCCGTCTCTTCGTAGAATCTTTCTGTTCATTCTCGTTCTTTTTAGTTGGCGTTTCTGATCGGGCTTGGTAGACGAGGAATGGTTGAAGAGCCTGGAAGATAGGAGAGGACGGTGGATGGGGTTGAAAGAAGAGTGACCGAAGGGTTTTGTAGGTCATGGGATTGGGAGAATGGTTTTGGG